CGAAGCCCTTCTTCTCAAGGCGACCCAACTTGTTCACGAGGTCACTCTTCTCTTCGTCTATGGAGCTGTATCCCTTGGAGGGCTGCTCCTCTTGTGGACCTGGCCCCTCGTCGTCAAAAAACATAGGTTCATCTTCACCATAGTCAATTTCTTCGTCTTCTTGGGGGGCTGCTGGGGCTGATTGTTTGTTTGGATTCACAAAGGCATCCATGGGTTCTTGGTATTGTTGTGGTGGGGGGCGTCGCACTTGAGATTGTTGGGGTCGTCGCGCAGGCTGAGGACGCGACGTTGAGATCTCAATTTCATCCATCAGGGCCTGTTCGTCGGCGTCAAGTTTCATCACAGTGGTACTCCCACGATCTAAGACAATTTCTTCGTCCATCTACTCTCTAATAGGAAACTATTCAATAACCTTTAACGCACTTTAGAAAAAAATATGTACATATATTATAAATGTTAAACCTTAACCGTGCTAACCGAAATGCCATCACGGCCATTTTCGTCTTGATCGCTTTGATCTTTGTGCTCGGCGCGATAAAGTCCACCAGTAAGTACCAACCCAGACCAATCACTATTAAGGTGATCAGTGAGAAGTCTCTCTTTGACCTTGAGAATAAGGTGGAATGCGCAGCGGGTTACAAGGATGGTAGCACGTACAGCAAGGCATTGACTCCAGGTGGCCTCTGTGGTGCCAGAGAATTGGTCAGCGACTACGCGAACTACGAGATCGAGGATGGAATCGGCGGATCTTTAATCTAAGCTAATACTAAATGGCTTTGGTGACTTCACCCCAGACTATTCCAGATCTTGACTATGAGTATCACACCATAACCGTTGACACAATTGGTCAAGACAGTGCGAATACTTTTACTTGTCATCTTCAGCAACCCCTCAAAAATGTGGTTCAGGCGAGACTTCTGGCTGCCCACATCCACTCAAATGTTGTGACTGAGCATTGTTATGTTTCCGTGGAAGAGTTGGACTCTATCTTTAGTGATCGTGCTTCAAACGTTTTGACTGGTCAAGGGCACTTAAGTATGCTCAGAGGTTCTTTTGCGAGTCTCATAACTAATAATGCCACCCACGACGCGGGTGACTCACTCATCACATTCAAGGATGACTATACAATCGCGACACAGTATGTGAATCCAATTCGACGTATTGATCGTCTTAGTGTGACTATACGGGACCAAAATGGTAACACTATTAAAAATTCAACCGAATCGGGTGCTAACTTCTTAGTTTTTAGATTTGTGTGTAGAAAACTAAACTTGTAATTTTCTCCCTCTAAAGTAGTATAACATGTCTTCGGGTATTGTTCAGCTTGTGGCAATTGGTGCTCAGGATGAGTACATTATGGGCAACCCAGAGATATCGTTTTTTAGTTCAACCTTCAAACGACACTCTAATTTTTCACAATCCGTCGAGAAACAGACGATACGCGGAGATGTGAAAAATAATTCAATGTCAAGTGTTCAAATTGAGAGAGCTGGGGATCTCTTAGGCTACATCTATTTGACGATAGACGACACAACACAAGCCCTCGATACGTCTCGATGGGATCTCCTCATTGATAAAATTGAACTTCTCATCGGTGGTTCAGTAGTTGATACACAGGATTCCATATTTACAGAAAAGATTGCGATTGATACTTTTGCCCAAAATGTATCTCGGAGTGCCATCGGTACACACCCAGGTGTACACGCACGTTCCTACTTTTATCCCCTCCGTTTCTTCTTCTGTGAGGGGCCACAGTGTGCCCTTCCCCTCGTCGCCCTCAACTATCACAATGTGGAATTGAGAATTCACTGGGGTTCCCAAGCGGCAGACTATAATTTTGAAATGTATGCCAACTACTATTACTTGGACAATGAAGAGCGGGGCAACATCGCGACACGCACACACGACCTTCTCATCACCCAAGTACAAAAGAACCTTCCAAGTGGCGAAACTGTCCAAGATCTCACTTTCAATCACCCAGTGAAGTATCTCGCATCTTCTGATACATCCACACATGGCGCTCTCACATCGCCAACAAACAAAGTTAAATTGAGTATCAATGGTGTTGAACTCGGAAACTATAGATGGGGAAAGCCACACTATATTGATGTCATGAATTATTACCACACAAACTTTGTGACATCCCCAGATTTCTTCCTTTACTGTTTCTGTCTTATGACAAGCTCTCTCCAGCCCACAGGAACCTTAAATTTCAGTCGCATCGAGTCGGCAAAGATTATGAGTGAGGGGGCAGTTATCAATGACCCAATTTACGCAGTAAACTATAACATCCTTCGTATACAAAATGGAATGGCAGGTCTCCTCTACGCAAATTAATTTACCCCCCTATATTAAATGGTCAAGAACTTACCAGCAGTAGAGAGATCTACCAAGATTCGGTTTGGTAAGCATGTACCTGATTCCACAGAACAGGAAGAAAATACCATTGTCTTCAATGCAAGTAATGTTTTGGTTTCAACACCGTACAGTAACTCCGTGTATTTATCACCTATCAGGAATAGACCCGATTATACACCTCCAGAAGTTGTACTTCTCATGTATGATCGTAATACTAAAGAGATTACAGAATCTGGTGAATCTGCAAATGCCCTCGTTGGTGGTGCTACACTCGCTCTCACAGTAAATCGTGCTAACGTAACGTCAAATACTGTTCAGTTTAGATTTTCCGAGAATAATACGGGCTTTGTTACAGATTCAAATGTTGGGATATCAAACTTGTTACCTCAACATACAGTGAGTGTTGGTTCAAATCTCTACATTGATGAGTTTGGTTCAAATGTTTTAGTTGTTTCTGGAAATGTTGCGATTTTGCGGGATGTGGTGATCGATGGAAATCTTCGCGTTAATGGCGATACGACAGTCATTTATACAGAAAATACCACAATTAAAGATGCTTTCATCGAACTTGGCCAAAATAATAATTCGGGTGATACCACACTTGATTTGGGTATTTTGATGCATCGTCCAGATGTATTGTCAAATGTAGTTATTGGGTATCGCGAAGGAACCGATGAATTTGCGATTGCTTATACAGATTCAAAACCAAGTGATAAGATATTCACACCAAAGATAGATGAAGATATTAATGTACATGTCTACGGTCTAACCCATGTAGATGCCAATATTTATGCGCACGAGGACCTCATTGTCAATGGAAATGTATACGTATCCCAAAATGTCTCAATTACCGACGAATTGACCGTCTCTGGAAATGTCTACGCCGATAAGGATCTTGAGGTCTTGGGGAATGTCTATGTGGATGGAAATGTTATGGTCTACAAGGATCTCCTTGTAACGGGAAATGTATATGTATCTGAAAATGTTTCTATTATGGAAGAGTTAACCATCTCTGGAAATGTGTATGCCCAAAAGGATCTTGAGATTGTGGGCAATACCTATGTATCTGGGAATATTTTGGGTACTAAGGAGTTAACTATCTCTGGAAATGTGTATGCCCAAAAGGATATTGAGGTTGTGGGCAATACCTATATGAGTGGTAATGTTGTGGCCTATAAGGATCTCCTCGTCGATGGTAATGTGTACGTGTCCCAAAATGTCTCAATCATAGAGGAATTGACTATCTCTGGAAATGTGTATGCCCAAAAGGATCTCGAAGTTGCGGGCAACACCTATATGGGTGGTAATGTTGTGGCCTATAAGGATCTCCTTGTCAGTGGGAATGTGTATGTGTCCCAAAATGTTTCAGTCACTGAAGAATTGACCGTCTCTGGAAATGTGTATGCCCAAAAGGACCTCGAGGTTGTTGGGAATGTTGTGGCCTATAAGGACCTCCTTGTCAGTGGAAATGTCTACGTGTCCCAAAATGTCTCAGTCACCGAGGAGTTAACCGTCTCTGGAAATGTGTATGCCCAAAAGGACCTCGAAGTTGTTGGGAATGTTGTGGCATATAAGGACCTCCTTGTCAGTGGAAATGTCTATGTGTCCCAAAATGTCTCAATCACCGAGGAGTTAACCGTCTCTGGAAATGTATATACCCAAAAGGACCTCGAAGTTGTTGGGAATGTTGTGGCCTATAAGGACCTCCTTGTCAGTGGGAATGTCTACGTGTCCCAAAATGTCTCAGTCGCAGAGGAGCTGACTGTCTCTGGAAATGTATATGCCCAAAAGGACCTTGAAGTTGTTGGGAATGTGTATGTGTCCCAAAATGTATCAGTCACTGACGAATTGACCGTTACTGGAAATGTATATGCCCAAAAGGA